TCCGTTGTTATGTACAAGCACACCTACAACTGCTTTTTGATTAGGAGAAGAAGATCGTACCACTTTAAATATAGTGTTAGAGATGTCAACTTTAGATATGCAAGAATGGTCAATTACAATATCACCAAAAGGTATTGAAGTTCCTGTAGGTATCAAGGCATCGTGAGACCCAGTGAAAGGTCCATAACCTGCACCATGCTCTGCATAAAAAGAATATGCATTAGCTGGCCCTACTAGTCCAGAGGTGTGTACAACACTGGTATGCTGACCCCTAACCCCATGCTGGTGTACATTGCTGGTTGAATGTGAGTTAAGACCCCATATTGCACAACCTGTACCTGAGTTAATTACTTTAAGTGAAGAAGTTATACCATTAACATTTCCAAAAATAGCAGACTGACCCTGAACTATTAAGTTATCTGCCTGTAAGAATCCTTGAGTGTTAACTTCAGTGTTGAAACCACCAGTTGTTCCTCCAGTACCTATACCTATAGTTCCACCAGTTATGTCAATGCCTTGTATAAGAACTCCGCTAAGAATACCACCATTTATTCTAGCAGCATTCAAAGTTCCTGTTGTTATATCTGTTGCACTTATAGATCCAGTTGTAATCTTCCCACCATCAATAGTGGTAGTACCTGTGGTAAACACATCAGAAGCACTAGCAGCACCAAAGGTGGTAGCAGTTACTGCATCTACACCTGTTACAATTAACTTAGTAGCACCAATGGTGTTAGCTTGTAGGTGGTTTGCAGTCAGTGAGCCGTCAACTATTACATCACCGTCAATCAGTTGAGAAGGTGCAACCCAAGTGTCTGCTCCGCTTACTCTTTTAAATTGACCTGAGATTTTACCGTTATCATACTGAATGACAACAACAGTTCCGTACCCTAGTTCTTTTTGATTGCTAAATGATAATCCTGTTTGAACAGAAGCTGCCTCAACTACATCAGTTATCCATTGAGAACTCCCAAGGGTTGGCTTACTGCCAGACTTTATGTACTTAACAAAAGGAATACCAAGCTCGTCTGCTTGTGTTGGGTATATCTGCCAAGCAGTCCAAAGACCACCAACATAAAACCTTTCAGCAACCCAAAAAGAAGCTGACGGAGGGTTTTGACCAGCAGATAAAGGAGTCCACACAACACCTGCTCCCGGAATATCGGGGTTACCAATGTTAACTAGCCTAGCAGAAGAGTTGGCCCAATACCTTTCCATAAGTGTGCCTGTTGCTACTGACACATTAAACCATTCGTATGCTGTAGAAGAAGTAGAGGCAGTGGAGCTACCCCAGTATAACCCTCTAAATGCTTTCTGAACACCAGCACTGTTAAACGGTTGATCTGAAAAACCAGTTATATCTGATTGACTAGAAGCTTTATTATCAGCCCCAATGTTAACTACATTGTCTGCGTATCTAATGTGTAAAACATCTGGTGCAATCTCCCAAACTCCACTTTTAAAAATCCAAAGGTTACCTGTAGTAGCGTTGTAATGCAGGTCACCTTCAGCATGGTTTCCGTTTTCAGGATCTTTATTTTCAAGTTTGCTTTTAGAGACTGAACCTTTTCTTTCAAGCAGTAGTAATCTTCTTTGTAATTCAGTTTCACTTATGACCGCCATAGTTATCTCCTACTAGATATTTTTGCTCCAAACTGTAGAGTTGTTAGTTCTGGGTTTATAGCCCCTGACATAGTAACCCTTAAGTTCATAAATCTACCAGAGTATCTTGCATCTATCTTATAAGAATTTGCAGGATTGAATAACCTTTCATCAGCGTTAAACAAAGTATAAAGTGCAGAGTCTGCAAGTTTAGATGCAGAACCTACTACAGCAATCTTAAGTTGACCTTTAGTTTCTATTAAGATTTCATTAATTTCTTTTATACCTTCGTTAGATTGGAACGAATCACTCTTACGTATAAACCAACCATCTGCTTCATACGAAGTAGAACTTAGTTCTTTTATAGTATTACCTTCAGCATTAGCTGCAAAGATTTTTAATTCTCCATTCAGCTCTGATTCAAACAAATCACTTATGTCTGGTAAGGATCTAATGTGCACTTTCTTATCTGAATAGTTAAATACGAAAGCCCTATCACATCCACCGTTACTTGTTAGTCCTGATTTAAAACAAAACCAAACTTCTTTATCCCTAGTCTGTTGGAATACAAAAGCCCTATCTTTAGATGAAGCCTGAACTAAATCAAACAATGTTTCTTGGAATAGTCCCTTTGCAATATCTTGTCGTTGAGATTGTCCATCATGTATGTATACACCATAGTTTCCAATAACTAAATGTTGAGAGTTTCCTATGTTTGTGAAACACCTTGTAGAGTATATGCCATCATCTTCAAACATAGATGAAAAGCCAAGTATAAAGTTATCACCTGTTTCGTACACTTTAACAATAGAGTCGCTTTTGTAAGCTATAAACGAATCACCTAACTGACCACCATCAAGTATCTTTCCGGGAGTCTGTGTTAAGAATGCATCACCTGCTGTGTTAGTGACTGAGGTTGACCACTCCGCACCTGCAAGAGAGTTAAGCCCTGTTATGTGGCTTGAGAAAGCAAAGTCTATTGGGAACTCTTCATCGTCTGCAGTTGAACTTGTACCTTTATCATTCAAGAAACTCATTGCCACTAGTCTATTTTTAAATGGTCTGATTATCCTTGCAATAGCTTTGTTATTGGTTCCTGCGTAAGTCATCCAATGAGGTAGATCAATCAAGCTTCCAGCAGTTGTTTCGTCAGCTGATATGTATTGAGGTGTACCAGTTCCGGGATTACATATAAGTAATCCATTAAATACAAACAATTGAGGTGGGTACGTATCATCTATTTCAAAGTTAGCATTTGCGTTTGCATTAGTTATCTCTGCATTAACTGAGGTCTGTGTGTTGTACACAAACACTCGTCCCTTAGTGCCTGTAGTAGAAGCTGTGTCTTTTAAAATGTATGCTATGTTTAAGTAACTAGAACCAGCAGGTGTCCATTGGGACACTACAACTGCTTTAGAAGCTGGGTAGCCACTATCAACTGTGAATGAATCTGAAAAAGAGTTTACACCCTGAACAGATCCATCTTTGACTCTCACATTAAGGCAGTCATTCCAAGCCCCTTGTGGTAGAGCATGTGCAGGTACGTCTGTGATAAGACCCACAGATGAGAAGTCTATCTCTGGGGTTATTGTAAATGGCATAGTGCCTCCTGTTTTTATAGATCTCTCATCATGAATGCTGCGCCTGTAACTAGACAAGCAATTAGTAACCTGACAAACCACTCATTAGTTCCACTAGACTTAGATACTACAGCTAGTTTAACAGCATGTTCATCTATAGCTTGACTGTGTTTATTTAAACGATTATCTTGTGTGTTGTTGTGGAAGAGAAGACCATCAATCTTTGTGTCTATCTCTACGAGTTTTACCATAGCTTCCGCTAGTCTGTCTAGCTTAGCCTCAAGTCTGTCAAATCGTGCATCCATATTGTAAAGTCCTTTATAGTGTGGCTACCTCATTCGTATCCTGTTGAATTGACCAGATATTAATTTAGTAAGTAAACCACGCATTCCAAACTTAACTACGTAAACACCTAAAACTAAATACTGATACCACTCTGGCATAGAAGCAAATGATTCAAAAGCTGCTGTGACTTCAGCCTGATACCCTATAAACGAAGCTGCTATAGGTATTAGTAATAGTGCAATCATAATTTCGTCTAGGAATGATTTGTCCATTTGTTGCATAGCCACAAGATCTAAATTAAACTCTTGTGTCTGTCCATTGTCTGCTAATTTGTGTGCTGCTTTAGCACTGGCAACCTTAACATCTGCATCTGCTTCAATGCTGATTATAGCTGCTGCTGATTTTGCCCTTGCAACTTGGTTCTTACCTTCTAGATAAGTACTACCCAAGTTTGCAATGGGGTTGAGGAAGCTAAGCCACCCCATGATTAATCCTTAATCTCAAAGTGAGGATAATCTTGCCAAGATTTCCACAGTCCACCCCACTTTAACTCATAACCTAACTGAGCCGATGCCTGTAACATTGCTGTAGCTATCGTAGTTAAATGAGATTTATTCCACGAAGCCTTACCATCAACATAAGCATACACATCAAGTGCTTTACCTGATTGGTGATATGACTTGTTATTAACACCATCACATTTAGAAACACCATCTGTAAACAGCTTGGCTTGATCCTGTTGGGTTCTTAAACCACCAGTAGATGGTATTCCAAAATCAATAGGAGATAGCTTAATAGCAACATCTGCAATATCAATAAGCCTATCATCCACCCCACTTAAATTCATAATACTGTTATTACTTAATTGAAACCCCATGTATATTCCTCCTTTAACTTTTCTTAAGCTTACGCTCAGCGCATTGCCTACAGACTTTTAAACCGGGCTTAACATCTCGAGATCCACATATTTTACATACTGTCAATTTATTTAACCTCTCATGTATAGTGCAACACCAAACAAAGCTGCCATTACTACTAACAAAGTTACCATTACTTGAATACCTAGTGTTACGTTTTCTTCTACTTTCTTTTGCCTAGCAGCTATTTTCTTTCTTTCTTCCAAAGCTGCTTCACGTTGGTCTCGGGTATACTGTGCTTTAAATTCTAAAAAGTCTACCCACCCATGTAGTCGTTGCTTATTAAGCATAAACTTAAGGTCTTCTTCTTGTCTGGCTAGCTGCTCTTTAGCTTGGAAAGCTTCAAGGACATTACCAGAACCACTAGCTACTTGCTTTTGTATTGATTTCTCAGCACCAAAGTATTTACCTAGTGCTGCACCTGCGTCTGCGATTTCTCTACCATTTGAGAGTGTAGTCTTTATAACTTTAAAGGCAGCGTTGGCTATCATTAATTCAGCTAACATATCCATATCCTCTTTGAGTAGAAATCACCTGCAGTTTCATACGGACCCTTAGGTGTCTGCACTGGCCTATACTCTTGTTGCTCCCTAAGTATCTTAGGCTCCCTGTCAGGAACAGATCCCTGAGGAGCTATCTCAGGGCTTAGGTGAACATAACCTAACCCTGTTATAGGTTCCACAAAGTTATTTCTTTTTAGGCTTAGACACAGGTGTTGCTTTAGCTTTAGCTGCTGCCTTTTTGCCTGCATCTGTGTACGGGTACTTCTTACCTTTTACCATTGGCATAATTATTTCATCCTTTTCTTAACTGAATCTGACAAGTCTTTTTTATGAAACAAGTCTTTACTGGTTTTAGTATGCGTGGCACCTGTCATCGCCATACCCTTAGATTTATGAATAGAACCCTTATGTTCAGTTCCGTTCTTTAAATAATGTTTCATTCCTGCTGCCATAACATACTCCTTACTTTTTCTTTGCTGTCTTTTTTGCATCTCTAAAGTTCTTAGCTGTGGGTGCACCTTTAGAACCTACTGGACGCATAGTCTCTTTAGACCCTGCATCAATTCGTTTTTTCTTGGCATGTATGTTTGAATATAAACCCATAATGTCCTCCTGTTAAATGTTTCTTAAGTCTCTTGCACAAAACGCTGTGGTTATAGCTTTACTGTCAGTCTTACCAACTGCATATCCCATCAAGGGGTTTATTATAAGTTCATAATTAGAGATCTTTGAAATCTCTAGAAGTTCTGTTCTGCATTGTTTTAGTGTACTGTAACCTTGTAAGACTACAGGTACTTGTGCAATTCCACTACTTGAAAGTGCAATAGCTATTACTATTAGATACATATGTAACCCCTACCATTTTACCCTATCAGCCCAATATGCTGCAGACATCTTGCCCTTGGCAATATTCTTCCCATGTCGTGCTTTAAAGGATTTACGTTTAGCTTTCATAAGCATAGACTCACCAGCTTTTGGTGAACCTGCAGTGCTAGCACCTTGCTCTCCAAACCTAATCATTTTAATAGTTGAACCTTCTTTGGCTAAGACTACATGTGATTTAGTTGCATGATTAGGTGTTCTCTTAGGTTTGTTATAACCAGAGAAAGTTTCACCCCTGTATGTTACAGACATTTATTTACCCTCCGTAAGATAATAAAGGGCTACCTAAGTAGCCCCCTATTGTAGCTAAGCTTACTCTGCCTTTGGAACAACTAGGTTCAGTTCTTCAAAGGTAGTGGCTGCTAAAACCGCAGCTTGCTTTGCAGCCCCTGCTGTTATAAGAACTCCAATAGCAGTTTGCATTGCAGTCTTTGCAGCACCTTTTGAATTAAGTTGATCTGAAATACTATATTCTGCGAGTATAGCTAGCTTTGTTTCTGCTTTAACGCCACGTACAATATCACCTTGTATATGGGCTAAATGTTCTATTGCTGGATATGCCATGTTATCGATCTCCGTGCTTTAAGGCGCATTGTGGGTACACTTTCCAAGGGTTGGAGTCGTTATACATCTCCCCAACTAAACGGATGGTTGCCAAAGTGTCTAACATTCGCAAGTCACACACTAAACTTTTATCAGCTGTAAAAAAGTTATCTAGGTTGTAGAACATATTAGAATCTTTAAACCAATAGGTAGTGTGATACCACCAACCAGATGTGTTCATAAGAAGAACTGTCGTATTAGCTGGTATGGATACACTAAAAGTTTGGTTGTAGTTACTCTCACTTGTGTGACTGTCGTTATTTACTATAGTCCATGTGCCAGATGTTACTTCTGAGTATTTAGCTGATCCCGGTGTGTACATAAGGGTAGAATGTCCACCATAATTACCACCAGAGCCAGTTCTAGACGCACCTATGGTTCTGGTAATAGAAGAACTAGTTGTGTTACGAACAGGCATACAGCGCCATGTAGAACCTGAATACTGTCCAGTTTGGTTTTCATACTCAAAGCGATCTCTGTAGTAAAAACCCACACGCTTTTCTTGGCCCCACTCAATCTGTCGGTGCTCATTACTGGCACTGTCATTACTGTACTTAAAGCTAGTGTTATTATCTGGGTAGCCGTCACCCATAAACATATTCCAGCCCTGAGTTCTCGAGTTTGCATCCTGCCAATTATTGTAATAAGTTGTCCAAGGCCCGTTGTCGGACCACTGACCTGTGCTGTACACGTTTTCTCGAGATGATGAAGTCACCACACTTCCTACAAGGTTATGTGCATCCTCGGGAATTATCTTATCTACTGATGCGGCTCCTGTTGCTGATGCGGCCCCAAAAGCACTTGTTGTTGTTTTAAACGACATATTAAGAATCCTCTGTAATTTCTACGCCTGAGATACGAACATCATAAGACCTAGTTTCAGCTAAGATTGGCAGAGTAGCGAAGGCAAATCGATTACTATAATCGTAGTGAATTGAGAATCCGTGGCTACCCGTATTAGAGTAGTGTGCTTGTCCTGCACCTACGTTAACATTGATAAGACTAATTCTATCGCTATTTTCTCCAAAAACTAAGACGATACCCGGTGCTATCTCTCCAGCGCCTTGAGCATATTCAGTTGATGATGAAGAGCCGTTGCTAACACGAATTGGTGCATTACTAATAGATGCTGCACTGAGATCCCACTTAGTCCAATAGTCTGTTCCTTGCTCTACTAAGTAAGTAGTACCTGCGGTATTAGTGGTAATTGCAGCCCCATCAGAGTAACTGCCTACACTGAACGCACCGTGGCTGTAATAGTTAACAGCCCTTGTGCTTAAATTTAAACGATAAACCTCGCTTGAAGTTGCATATTCCTTGCCAAGAAGGTATTCATTGTCACCTTCCTTATAGTAAAGACCATAGGCACCTTGGTTGCCTTGAGGACCATACATGTTACCTGAGGTAGTCGCAATTGTGTCTACAACCTTGGTCACATAATTATACCTGTCTATAGCGGAACTACTACCAGCACGAATAGCGTAGATATATTTAACTCCGTCTGTACAGATGTTGTAACCATTGCCTCCAAAGCTAACGGCTGAGTTAGCTTCTGTACCATCTTCTTTGTACGAATATAACTGACCGCTATACTGTCGCCAAAATGTTATGGCACCTGTTGTTGCATCTCGGGTAGCGCATGCATCATCAGTTGCCTTAGCGCCAGTTGAATAATTCGTCACAGTCATAGCAGCGGCTTGTGACCCAGCTGCGTGAGTGCTTAAATAGTCACCATCTACCTTGTTGATACCATCTGACCCATTAGCAAAAAACATACCGTTAAGTGATTGAATGCCCATATCTGGGAATTTCAAAGATAATGCATTGTTGACGTCCATGATCAAATTACCAGATCCTTCCATAACACCTGCAGATGTGGAGGTCATAATAGTAGACCCACCCATTTCTAATGTGGCGCCTACACCTAATCCTGTCGCGGATATTTGTTTAACGACAGATCGGGTGGTTGCTGCGTTTGTGAACATATTGTCAGAATGAGAAACCCCTGCAACTGCTTGCGATTGTACGTTTTTAAATACTTTTACTTGTTCAGCCATGATTGAGTCCTTATGAATTAATTAAATATTTTGCAATGGTAGCGCCAGCGGCATTCTTCCATACAGGGTTTGCGTTGGTACCTTTTGTGGTTAATACCTGCCCATTGAGTCCAGCATTAAGAGCAACAGGGCCAGAAGCACCTCGGTACAGTAGATCTCCGTGTGAAGTTATCGTTAATCCAACATCCGTTCCAGCATTGGCAAATGTTGCCCAATATGAAGAATCTCCAGCAAATGAACCTGATGTGTGATCTGCGGTTGCTACATATACAGAACCACCAGAGTTAACAAGGTCATTTACTTTGTATGCGGTACTGGTTGTCCAGTTTCCTTTCCAATCAAGACCACCAGAGAATTGCTCCCATTTACTTGCTGCAAGGTCTGTTGCATGAACAGTAGATGCATGAGTAAGTAAAGCTTTAAATGTTTTACCGCCATAAGAAACAATATCATTTGCAAGGTAAGCAGTAGATGTTGCCCATTGACCGCGTCCTCTTAGACCTGAAGCAAGCACTTCCCAAGAAGCTGCAACAGAATCTGGTAAATCACCTGTAGTTATGATGCGAGCTATGTAGGTACTTCCTCCATAGACAACAACATCATCTGGTTGATAAGTAGTTCCAACGACCCATTGACCCTCAAACTGAATACCAGACGAAAGTACGTCCCACTGAGCAGTGTTAACTGAGGGTGCGCTTCCAGCTGTGGGGTTGTCTGCAACTGCAATATATGCATTACCGCCAAAGGTAGCAACATCATGGATCTTGTAGTTAGATTTAGAAGTATCCCAAGCAGCAGTGTATTTAATTCCACTTGTAAGAACGTCCCATTTACTTGCATCGGTAGGTAGATTACCCACTGTGTCTAACTTAGCAATGTAAACACCAGCGCCATAAGTGACTACGTCATCTTTCTGGTAGCTAGTTCCGTTGTTATAAATACCTTCCCATTGAATACCGTGAGAAAATGTAGACCAGTATGTCCCATCGGTAGGTAAGTTTCCACCGGGAGAGTTGACAATACAAATATAAGTGTTAGCACCGTAGTAAACAATATCGTCTTTTTGGTAAACAGTTGCGTTGTTGTACTCACCTTCAAACTTAATACCAGTAGCAAGTAGCTGCCAGTATGTAGCATTTGGTGGAGCATTACCTGCAGATGGTTCACTTAAAATATTAACGTATGCGTTGTTTGCGTGATGAACAACCTCATGCCGCTTATACGCAGTAGCTGCAACATACTCGCCTTTCCAAGAAAGACCTTCCTGTACTAAAGCCCAATATGTTGATTCTGTAACAGCTTGACCGCTAGTCTTTAGTGCATAGATATACACATAGACATCTCCACCATGCCGCACTAAATCATTGGATTCGTACTGGACATTAGATGCCCATTCCCCTACCCAGTTAAACCGTAGCTTACCTAAATCAATAGTTGTACTCATTTGTATACCACCTCTATATGACCATTGGAACCCCATTGGTACGTTAGTTTGTTTTGTGACCAGAAGTGGTCCTTATAATCATCGTCGTCTATAATGTTACTGTCAGGTAGTTTAACTGCACCTTCATCAATTACATGTACAGTCAAATTTCCTGTAGACTTTTCAAGCTTAAAACCATAAAAAGTTTGATGGCTGTAACTAGGCTGATCGTTAGGTTGAGTTCCAAGATAAGACATTAGCTAACCTCCAGTACGCTTAGAAAAGCAGTCATTAAGTTGTTATCAGAAGCTGAGACTTTTATACTGTCTCCAGTTTCTAAATTAATTGGTTTGTCAAAAGTCAGAGTACTACCCGGTCTTACAGGTGCTCGGTGAAGAACTACATAGTCTTGACTTGCAGACACATCATGTACAGTTAGGGATACAAAACCTTCAAACCCATCTGTTATGTTTGTTAGGAAAACGGAATGTATCACGGACTCCTTAGAAGCTGGCGTGGTGTACATTGTCTGCATAGCATCTGTAAGGTTCAGACCTTTATTTTTAAATGCGTTTGCCATTTAGACCTCTCTTTATTTTATTCATATTAAACCTCTATGTTCTTAAACGCATTTATCCACCTAACGCAATTGACATTGCAATGGCAGAATCGTCTTGAGAAGGTAAGTTAGTCAAGTTTGAACCATCACCGTTAGGTGCTAATACATCTGTACCAACCTGAAGACCTAAATTAATACGGCCCTGTACAGCAGTAGATGCTCCAGTTCCCCCATTTAAAACAGCTAAGTCTGTACCAGACCACGAAGAATTATTAATGCTAGAAATAGCTGCTGCTACAACTTGCCAATTACTTCCGTTGTAAACCTTCATAGCACTGGCTGACGAATCAAAATACAAGTCACCTGTAGCTATGTTTGTTGTTGGTTCAGTGCTTAAGGATCCATAAAATATTCCTTGGAATGTACTTAAGGATGCTGCTGCAGAAGTTGCACTATTAGATGCATTAGTTTCCGATACTCCACTGCTAGATGCTGAGTTTGCAGCGTTAGTAGCTGAAGTAGAGGCAGCAGATACTGAAGACCCTATTGAGCTTAAGCTGTTGGCCGCTGCAGTAGCACTGTTAGCTGCATTAGTCTCAGAAGCTCCAATACCAGATAGACTTGTTGCTGCACTTGTTGCGCTTGTAGCTGCGTTTGATGCACTGGTTGATGCATTTGTAGCTTGAGTAGACGCTATAACAGCTTGCGCCACTGCGGCTAATCTTGCAGTTTCTGCTGCAGAAGCACTAGCAGTAACCCCTGAGGCAGATGTGGCTGCATTAGCTGCACTAGTGGCAGCATTAGTTTTAGATGCAGACGCTTCACTTGCTTTAGTGGTAGCTAGGGTTGCACTGGATGCTGCAGAAGTAGCACTACCAGATGCTGCGGTAGCACTGTTAGCTGCATTAGTTTCTGATGATCCAATGCCAGCCAGACTACTTGCCGCCCCTGTGGCACTGTTAGCTGCTGCTGTAGCACTGTTAGATGCATTAGTTTCTGACGCACCTATAGAAGCTAAGCTGGTTGCTGCTGTACTAGCTGAAGTTTGTGCTGATGATTGTGCAAGCAAAGCTGCGGCTTTTGACGCCTCTGCTGCTATTTCAGAAAGCTTAGCTAGGTTGGCTGAAGTAAGAGCATTTGCTAGCTCAGTTAACCCTTCTGCTTTAAACGCTCCACCTTCGGAGGTTTTTGAAACTAAGGGATCTGGTCCTGAAGTATATGTAATTGCCATCCTTTAACTCCTTATAATAACTCGGACACTTCATAAGTGACCCTATTGGAAGCTCCAGATGTTCTGCGCCTCTGCTCGGCTCTATTTAATTCAATCACACCTTGTGCTTGTTTTTGAAAGTATTTCATTGATTGTGCTTCATCACCAAGGTACTCAAATGCATGATGCAGTGCACCCCAAAGAAGTACACGCTCGTTCTCATCTCGTAACCAGTTGTAGACTTCATTTCCTGTGTAGTAAGCAGGTACGGGAGTGTTAGCTGTTCCACCCATTCCACTGTGGTTTGTGCAGTAGTAATATAAAACAGGTGCGCTGGCAGCTACAACTATCTGAGTATATGCCCCAACACTTCCGGGAGTCCCAACAACTGTAACACCTGTGGTGTACTCACTTCCACTAGCATGTGTACCATTAGATGTAGTTGAGAATCGTAAGGGGTGGTTGCTGTTACTGGATGCTGACTGATTAAATATGTAAGTGTTACCTTCTATAAGGTTAAGAGTAGCTTGTGAAGATCCGTCAATATAGTATTTATTACCTGACCCCACGTTATCCACTGTTACTACATAAGTAGTTGAGCCAGAAGCAGGGAACTGAACAGCTCCTGAATCTGCAGCAGCAGCTATTGCTGTGTTACCTGCAGTAATGTTACTTTGGTTTACAATGTAAGTTGCATCCATATCAAACAACCTGCGATAGTAGTGCAGCTCATAAACGTCACCTACCGCTGATGCAGGGAAGAACTCTATGTTTGATCCCTTTCTGGTAAAAGACATTCGTCCTTTAGCTGTGTTCTTATCTGAGAAAGACCTGATGTCAAGCTTGTTGTCAAAAACATAAGAGTTACCTTGACTGTCTTTAACCCTGAACATTATTATCTCACTCAAATTTGGAGGTATCTGCAGTACTGTTTCACCTGCAGTTTCAGCAGCGTCATATTGATATGTAAACTCCAAAGGAGGTATGCGAAGTTCTCTGTAGCAAAGGTCTGCAGAGTAATCTATAAAATCAGAGACTAAGGTGTCACTGAGTATTGTACTATCTCTGTTAGCCCAATCTCGCACTTTAGCTACTAATGCAGTGTACTTTGGAGTTGACATATACGGTATCCTCTTTTATGTTTTTCTACGAGAGTGACCGTGCGTAAGTAGGTCTGGATACTCGGAGATTATAATGCTTTTAAGTTTATTAACTAATTTCTTGTCACCCATAAAGTCAGTAGCATGTATATCTATCTGGTACTTCGTAAGGATATCGATAGCAACAATATCTGGTATTATTGCAAAGGAGCGGTACCTGTTACCAGCTTCACTTTTACTATCGTAAAGGTCTCTCGACTCTTTAGCGTACTCTCGGTATGCACTAATGTCTTGATCAAGGGAAAACTTACTTTGATCTGTTTTAACATTAAAGCTATGTTTGTTGTTGTCTTGGGACTTAAAATCCATGACAGTGTCCTCCTTAAAAAATAAGGGGTCCCTATTAAGGACCCCCTTTATGTAGCTTAGTGGTTAACCAGCTAAACCAACAATCAAGCCACAACCCTTAGGGTTACGAACTTCTAAAGTACATTCTTCAACAATCTGACCAATAGTAGAGTCACCTGCTTGACCTACTTCTGTCTCATGCAAAGGACGCAAAGTAGCAATGTTGTACCACTGTGGATCATATACAAGACATGAGAAGTCCTTAGAGTTTGAAGCAGCACCAGTACCATCAGTGTTGTGATCTAAACCCATGATGTAGTTTGGTACAATACGGATAGCACCGAAGTCGGAGTCATACATCTCAACAGACTGACGAAGCTTACCGCTGTCATCAATGTTACGTTGTACGTTGCTATCAGCAGCTTGTGCTTTAGCAGAGAACTTACGCTTGTTAGATGGAGAGCACATCATTGTAGTGGCCTTACCACCTTCTTGATAAATGCTTTGCATGATATCATCAACATCACTTAGCTCAAGAGCAGCCAAGTTAGCATCAGAACCACCACGTACGATAGTACCTACAGTACCTGCACCAGTAGCACTAGGTGCAACGTAACCAGCAGCAGCGCCAGCTACAACTACGTTTACGTTAGTGAACGACTGATAGCCACCCATAGTACGAGTACCAGATCCATTAGATGGGTTCCAGCTGTGTACTAGGTCATGCTCAACGTCACGACGAAGCTCAGTACCACGCTTCTTCAACTGGTAAGCATACTCGTCTGCAACGCCAGCTTGGTCAACTGCGCGCTTAGAACCAGATACTTCAACAGTCTTAGAGTTGATCTGAGTGTAGTTACCTAAACGAGTGCGTAGAGGTTCTGCAACCTGAGCACCGTCTACAGTAGCAAAGCTTGAACCTTCAGCTACCGCATTCGCTCCGGGAGAAGCTAATTCATCTGTTTGCCATTCGTGAAGAATGCCTTTAGATTTTGTTTTGCCAATTGAAGAGTAGAATGGGCTTTCATCACGTGTGATCAAACTAATGAAATTAGCTAAATCTTCGCGCTCAGATACATTCATTCCATTAGCACCAGCAGCAGCCTTAGGGCCACCTGTTGTAAAATTACGTCCAGCCATGTTAAATATTCCTTATAGATAAAATAAAAAGTTAAGGATTAGCGGAACTTGGATAGGTTCTTGAGGAAATCTAATTGATCACTCTCAGACCCTTCACCTGTAAGGACTTTGTTACGAACTGCGGTATTTACTTTACCTTGTTGTGCACTCTTAGTCAGACCCTTTTTAATAGGTGCTGATTTAGCTCTAGGCGCTGCCTTTCGCTTAACAGCTCCCTTAGTGGCTTTCTGCTTTAGCCTACGGTAATCATCAATAAATTTGATAATAGTTGCATCTTCAATGAGTGGAAGGAGTTCTTTTGGGATTCCCTCATCTAATGCAAACTGTTGTATAGCTTCTGCGTCTTCCACAAAAGATGGGACAAGTTGTGCAATATCAGTGTTAAACTTTGCAAATGTCTGCTGGTTTTGAAGTTCAAGCTGGGCTTGTTGTTTCTCTTGCACAGCAGCAGTCAAACCTTCACGCTTTTGTCGAGCGGTCCAGTAAGCTTCTTGAGCAGTTTCACGTTGATCTTTCAGTTCTGTGATTTCATAAGTACTACCCTCTTTACGGGCTTCCTTAATCTTTTCATCAAAGCTATGGTACTCAGCTGCAAGTTCGTTTTCTTCACCTTGAAGTTGTTCTTGTAGTAATGTAGCCATACCTTGTAAGTCATCAAGTTGTGACTGTTGTTCAGTCTCAAACTCTTTCCTTTGTTCGCTAATCTTGTTTCCCTTTTTAGACAAGCTTTGATCTGTCGCATAACCTTTACGGAGTTCTTCAAGAGTTAAGTGTTGCTCAACCCCATCGATCTTAACTGGCACTTTATAGTCCCAATCAATATCCTCTTCTGTGAGTAAGTCGGAGTCTTGGGTAGATTCATCATCATCCTCTGTTCCATCTTCTTCAATTGAAGTGTCATCTTCTTGATCTAGTGTATCGTCTTCATCTGTATCGTCTTCAGTGGGTACTTCATCTACAGAATCTTCCGGGTCACCTTCTTCAGAATCTTCTGGTAGATCAGTCTCAATACCAAGATGTTTTGCCATAGGCCCCATCGGTACTGGAATGTCATCAAAATTCTGTGGTTGTTGACCAGCATTGAAATCAGAGTCATCTCCTGTGGAGGTAGACGCTGGAATGTTTTCGTTGCTCATAATTTATTATCCCTGTTAGTCCTCGTTTACTTTACTTTCTTATTTGATTGAACCTTAGCTTTTTGTACAACAGGTACATTGTCAGCGTGGTTGTCAATAAGACTTTTTACTAGAATGAGTGCAGAAGACATTGCCTGTAGGGTGTTGGCATGTAATCGGCTCTTCTCATTTCCTTTACCGATTTCTCGTATTAAGGATACCTGTGATCGCTGTAAGTCATACTCAGCTCTCGTTAACTCGTCTAGTGTATTAGTTGGAATCATTATCTTGTTCCTCATCTTCTAAATGTGATTGATCAATAAATTCTTGGTTGAATCCATAAGTTTCTATTTTAATCAATCGTTCTTTTACTGAGCCTAAGCCCATTGCTACGTGGTATAAATACTCTCTCTCTTTCGTGCAGTGAGACTCAGTGTTTAACCATTTTAAAAATAGATCTGAAAGTATATCTCCGTACGCTTCTGTGAAGAACTCATCTCTTTCTTTCTTAGAAAAAGTAGCTTTACCTAAAGCTGTTTGAGCATCAGAGAAAGGTCCGGGTCGATATGTCCCATCAGATTGAAGCTGTGGCTTGACCTTCTTGTCAATACCCGGTTTATACTTCTTCATCTTTTATATCTCTTGTACTAGGTTAGGTAGGGGTCTTAATTTAAAGCTGAGACCCCAAGCAGCTTAGATACAGTATCACCCCCTATATCGCTTAACCGGGCATACCATCCATTGGAGGTTCCTGAGGTAAAGCTGATTTGGATGCTCCAGATGCTCCAGCAGTTGTAGTCATAACATCAGCTACAAGTGTTTGTGCTTTTGCATATAGTACATCAATGTTAGTTTTAGTTGGCATGGCTTGCTGTTCCTTTCCAGCTTCTAAGGCTAACTTGGACCATTCTTGTTCGGATTTATCTAACGCAACCATAAGTTGTTTTAGGTTATCCTGAATGGCGTTCTGGGCTTGTACGTTTGTGAAGTCAATGTTAGCTTGTTGTAAATCTACTTCTAACTTCGCTGTCAACTCTTTAAGCTCTGTAGCTTTCGCCTGAGCTTCTTGATCTTTCTTTTGACCTTCTTCTGCTTTCTTTTTAAACTCATCTGTGTTGATATCAATAAGATAATCAAGAGGGTCTAAACCTAAAGCATCAAACGCTTGTACTGCAATAGTTGAAGCTGCAGTTGGTGCTACAACAGCACCTGCACCAGCGTCCCGAAGGGCTGGCAGGATTTGTTGGCCTATCATTTGTAACTTCTGTAACTGGGTCTGATTGCTGGCATCGCCAACATCTGCTTCCACAGACATAAATTCAATTCCGGGTAAATCATTTATTAACACATCGAGATACCTTGCATTTCCTGTATATGCCCCTACAGACCCACCACGCATTTCTTTTTGCATTGTACGGTAGATACCTTCAAGGAGTTCCCGACCGCCAGTTTCCATGAATCTACGAGCAATAAATTGTATGCGTATTTGTGCAGCTGACTGCACTTGTGACACCTTAGCTTCTGAATTACCAGACACGTATAAAGCATCGTTAAGTCCTTGGGCTGCCTTAGACAGACCCGTGGCTTGTTCCTTGTGACCTTGCAAGAACTGAAGTAATGGGACAGTTCCTGTTGATATTTGCTCTGGTGGTAAAGATGCAACTGCACCCTGTGGGTTACCATTAGAGGCAATAATCTGCTTAGGCTTCATGTTTTGTAAAGCAGAGAAGTCGACTACATTGGGGTCTGCAATCTTAGGTGCATAGTTTGTCAAGTATGTATTCTCAACAAAGCCACGTAAAATAGCTGTAGATGCCAATGTAGAAGGTCTAACCATATCTGACATAGATAAACCTTCAAGTTCGAATGGTATTTCAAACGGTGTAAAGGCTGCTACTTGAATATGATCTGCGTCTTCTTCTTCTAGTATAGTGTCGCCTACACGAACAATATACTTTAGTTCAGCGATACCATCACCGTCACGATCTACATATACCCAACAGCGGAGTACTACAGCAGACTCTGTGGCTTCTAGTTGATTGTCATCACCTGAACCTAATAACAAGGTTGTACCGATAGCTTGCTTACGTGCAAGGGAATCTGTATTAAGCTCGGACGCGTAATGCGTATTACTTTCTACAGTAGACCAATCAACACCTTCAGCTTTGTCAGGCCAACGTTCTCTGATTTCGGATCTTGTCATCTCTTCTTCAAAACCTACAAAGGATGCATCATGTATACCTGTGGCGCCTCTTCCGACTCTTAGGGTCTCAGGTGGTACTGGTGATACAACAACTTTGTTGGTAACTTTTGTACGCTTAAGTCGTACATCAAGGTAGTTACCTGATTGTTCATCTAAATAGATATCACCTGTTGTAGTGATCTCTGGGTCTGATAGTTGCACATCTAGTGCAGTGCTAGCAATTGTTTCGTACTCTTCAAAAGAAATAGTTTCTTCTGATGCATATGTCCATGTAACTGCAGCTAGCTTCCACATAAGTGCTGACTTAAGCCATGTGTTAAGAACTGACCAACCACGGTTCTTAGTAAACAAACAGTGGTTTAACAGCTCTGATGCTGCAGTAGCTTTATGGTATGCCAGTGGAGTACGATCATAAGACTTAAACTTTGCTAATTTATTGTTATCAAACAATAGCTCTGAGAGTATTGCAGTGTAACCTTCAATTGCTTCAACTGTGTCTGAGGACACAATACGAGATACGCCTTGTGGCTTTAAGTGGCCTTGGGGTATCATCGCGTATTCATAGGTTGACTTCTGACGTTCATCAGATAGCTCTGAGGTATCTAGGAAACTAGCACTAGCCTGTGCTAACTTGTAGTCGAGGAGTGTTGTTAGGTCCTCATCGGATACTGCAACTTTGTATCCATCTTCATTATTACTTGCCATCTATGACACCTCTTTTATGTGGGTAAACACCCTACAAATCAATCTATTAAAATTAGGTGGTTTCATTACTTATCTTTCCCGATACGCGAAGAAACCATAACAAACGTCTTTCATAGTGGAGGACTATGGGAAACTTTTAAAGCCACTGGGTATCATCAGTTATAAACGATTGGTTCCTAAAAGAAACTTTTGTCGTTGATAACCTACCTCCGTGAGTACGGAGTACCTCTAAGGCTATTGCCGTTGCTATTACTGTGTCATCATGACAACCTGAGATAGCATTTGTTTTACCACTGGCATCAGCCACATAGTTCATACACTCTTGTATGATAATGGGGGAGGCAAGAGAAATATCATCATTCTCTATTGCGTTCTTAAGATGCCCTATGATCATTGGCTTAGTAGCTTGGGTAGTCCTCCAACCCAGACGAGTACCTTCCTCATTAGATACATTAGCTACTTTAGTTTGATGGTATAAGTTCACGTAATCCATTTGTTTTAATCGGTTTAGTGTTGCTATACCTAAGGAATTAGATTCCACTGCAAGCAGGGAGTTGTTGTAGTATCTACCTAAATAGAATAAAAGATCTCCGTATTGAGTGGGATCGATTTTATTATTCCGATAAACAGCACAGACTTCTCTGTCTGCATTAAGGACTACTGCTGCTGAGTAGTCTTGTCCAACCCCTAAAGCACAGTCAGCACCTATTATAAAGTTACTGTCAAACTTAGGGTACTTAAAGATCTCAAGGTGTCCCTCCCTGTGATCGTCAAACGTACATGATTCAATACTGAAGTTTTGTCTTTTAACACAAATCTCTGGTTGCGTGTTTAATAGCTTACCCGTGTCAAATACGTTAGATCCTGAAACTATAAATGCTTCATTGGCTGTAGATGGGTACTCTTGTTTAAACTTATCCATACCCCCTTCGGCTATCTTAAGACGCCTCCAGTACAACTGTTCAATATCTAATCCATGTAGTGTTTGTAACTCTTCCTCTGATTCTGTAATAGTATCTGAGAATACCTCAGGCTCTAATACAAATCGTCTGTACTCAGGCATTAAAAACCACGGAACAAATATGGGGATATATTCATTCTCTCCAGCTACAGCACCCTTCCACAATCTATGAAACTCATTACCCACGCCATTGGCTGTGGACTCCAGGATTACTTCCGTACCGTCAGCTTGTGAGATACCTTGGAATAAACCAGCAAGAATCTTTGCATCATGAGTCCAAAAAGCAACTTCAGATAAGTGAGCAATAGTTGGTGTGGTTCCACGACCTGCCTCAGGGGAACCTGCTGTGTACAAACGATACCCTGAGTCATTGTGTTCAAACCCAATCTCCTTAGAGTTAGACTTCTTTAGCACAGGTTTAAACTCTGGCTTCATGTTTTGTATAATATTACGTGACATGGAGAAGAGTGCATCAGACGTTGCTGAGTCATGTGCCATAACAACTGATTTGTTAAACGGTGTAAGGTACGACTTCCAGTATACACGTCCACAAGAGTAAGTTGATAAACCCATCTGCCTTGCCTTAAGTATAATAGCGCGTACCTTACCTGTTTCTTTTAATTGTTTTTCTATTGCATCATCTACAATCTGTTGAGCTGCATTAAACTCTAAGGGTATAAAACCCCTACCTGCATCTTTTGGTAATATACGGATCTGTTCTTTAGCGAAGTCTTGGAAGGACCCCTCGTATCTTACGAGATCCTTACGCTTCTGAATTTCTATTGCTAAAGCCAGCTTCTGTCTATTGGTTATTTTAGTTTCCAAAGGGAGTCCTCCAAGACTACGTTTAGGTAACCCCTGCCATGAGGGGTTTGTAAGCAATACAAAATAAATAAAAGAGTAGTTACCTCATAGTACTACTAAGGGACCTATAGTACCTATAGTATCCCTAAGGAACTCCCTAGTATATAAGAAGGTATAGCAGTAGTAGTTAACCTTAGGTATCCTTAAGAACCTATAAGTACTTAACTTACTACTCTTGAGGGGGGTGTCTGACTGTTATATCTATATATATTAGATACAAGTACAGTGATGTAGCTACTCAGAGACCCCCTCGTATCTCTTAAGGTAGTACCTTACCGTGTCCAGTATCTGGTACTACCCTAGCTACTCACTAGTGTTCCTATAAGGTACTTAAAAGATTATATGTATTGTTCCTATAAGGTACTTAAAAGATATAAGGGTTTCACAGAAGTTTATCTAGGGGATACACGGGTAAGTCCCTTGATATACAGGGTACCTTCATTACTTCGGTACCCCCCAAGATCCCCAAGGGGATCCCTCAGGATACCTAGGGTATCCCTTAGACACCCTCAGTATCCCGTAGGAATACTAAGGGGATCATCCAAACTAACCTTAGGGATACAAAAGGAGTCCACCTAGAGCCATAGAAGGGAGGATTATCCACTCGTAGTACCAAGGGGTCCCTTGGGATACCCAAAAGTATCCCAAGGAACATCTATATATCTACCACAATACCCAAGGAGGATAACCTCAGGGGCTAGTGTAGTGGCAATACAATCAAGGTAGTATCTCAGTGTACTTTGGGAAATAGCTGGTTGACTTTCATCTAAAAGCAAATCATCTTGACTTCAACAATATCAGACCATCGACGCAGGTCGCTATCGCGCCCCCAGTAGCTTTCAAGATTACTTGATTGCCTTAAAAAACAAAGATTACCCTGAGGTAATCTCTAAACCAAAAGGAGTGACCTATGTCACAAGCAAAAGCAGTATCTAAGCAGCAAGAGATTCATGTGGTTCGGAATTGTTCAATCATCAATTCTAGGACCATCGAGCCAGTGTACCGTTCATTCGGTGGGCAGTACACTCTGCTAGTAAGTGGTCATGGGCTTGACCTAGTGACCAAAGGCAAGTCAAACGAAGATGGTTCCGTTTGGCTCAACCAAAACGCCACATATCCCAATGGGGATCCCACTGGCGGCATAGAGGTGGTGACTAAAGCGTTGAAACCCTTTGATAAGGGCGAGTTAGGAGAGGGTACCCTAGTAGACCTCCTCTTTAACGTTGTTAGAGTAAAAAAGGAAGTGTATTATAATATTCGAACTATTCGAGTGTTAGACCACATAGCCCCTTTCAACCACTTATCAGCGTTCGGTGAAGATGACACCGATGATGTTAATGAAGGCGACTTTTAAGCCTTTATACTAGATCTTCCCCTGAGGGGCTTCTACACGGAGCCTCTCACCTTTTTTTTAAGGGCAACACCTTCGTGTTACCCCTCAAGCACACAAGTAAACTTGTGCTAACTCAATTGCCTCTGCGGCAATCAAGCTCATGCACACTCACGTGTACACTTATGCTACGCACTTATGCACACTCACGTGTACACCCATGCTACGCACTCATGCACACTCACGTGTGCCTTGGGCCAGCAGGTAAACCGACATAAGGAATTATAATGTCTTACGAAGAAAAGTATTTAGAAAATGAAGTAGTAGAGGTAGTAGGAGTAAGTAAGAAAACAAACTCCTTCTCAACATATATCCAGAATAACGAAACTGTGGATAAACAGATGGATAACTTAATGGAGTTCGTCTTTGGAGATGTTCTATTCAGGGAGGTAGAATAATGTTCATACTCTTAGTCCTAATGTTCGCAGTAGATAACCAAGACTTCTTAGAAGCAGTGGAAGTCAACAAGAATCAAGGAATGAAATGGACATATGTTGGTGCTCAAGATCCAACAAACAATCCATACGTACCTATCGTAAGAGAAGATGGTAAAGAAATAATAATCTTTAAAATGAAATAATCCAAGAGGAAGAACAATGTACATATTACACTTAATCATAAAAGACTATTGTAAGCACACAGTATGTGTGGAGTTCCGCAAAGGTGAAACAGCAATCACCGATGCAAAGAAAAAACTAATCAGCGAAGCAAAAGGCGAAGCTTGCGAAATAATCTTCTGCAACGATGAAGGAATGCCCTTCAAATTTGAACCTGTAGCAGGTGATAACGCAGAGAATGAACATGTACATACTATTGCAGTGTGTCTATGTGTAGTAATCATAGTAGCAGCATTTACAGGAATATTATAATTAACCAAACCTAGAACAGGCAAGTAGCTAGGTGAGAATTGGGATCTGCCATCAGCACACATACATAAGCTAATATGAGCAACCTATGGATTAATAATAAACCTCACTATGAGAGGCCATAGTTTGCTCTAACTTTAACGTAGTTCTGTACTATATTATTAGGGAAAGTGTACTAATCTATTTATAAACCAACAGGAAGTAATTATGCGAAGAACAGATATATTAAAAATGCAACTTAACAACAGCAGGGGTAGGTTCTTCACTGCTACCTACAAATCAGTAGTAGGTCAAATGAAAACTATGAACTTCAAAGTTAAAGAAGTTCTAGAGTTCAAGAACAACCACGTAAAATGTGAAGTTTACATTCCAAGAATCATGAGCACAGAAGTGGTTGTGTTCAACATCGGTCGAACAGGTGACCTACAATATCTAGCAGCAGATAAAAGCAAAATCAGCATGTCAGGTAAAGGTCTCTTATAGTAATCAGGTACTTAGAAGAATAATCTTTTAAGTACCTTTAGCACATCAAACCAATAGGAATAGAATAATGCAATTATCCAACTATGGTAATGCGGCACAAGTAATCGGTGTCCAGCACACCCAACAATTCCAGATGCAAATGAACGCTAAAATGTTCAGCATCTTAACCGATAAACTGTATCAAAACAAAGAAGGTGCAGTCATTCGTGAGCTGTCTGCTAATGCAAGAGATGCACATGTTGCAGCTGGCAAAGCAGAGTTACCATTTCATATCACCTTACCCTCATGGATCTCGACAGAGTTCAAGATACGTGACTTCGGTACTGGCATAGATCCCGATGAATTTTATGATGTATACACAAACCTAGGACACTCAACCAAAGACCATGAGGATACCTCAATTGGCGCTTATGGATTAGGCTCAAAGACTCCGTTTGCTATCACTGACAGTTACACAATACGTAACTACTGGAATGGTATGGTCTATGTGTACACTGCATTTAAAGACTCAGGTATGCCCACAGTGTCCTTAGTAGGTTCAGAAGCTTCTGATGAAGTTAATGGACTTGAGATCAGTGTTGATATTGGTTCAGATGGTAATGTATCTTCTTTCCGCAGAGAATGTGGAGAACAACTAGGATACTTCACTTTCAAACCAATCATACATAACTATGATGACTTCGTATGGCCTGAAATACCTGAGTTACACATGGGGTATGATGTAAAGTCTGGACACTATTCTTCTGAGATTACAGTAGTAATGGGCGGTATACCATATACCTCACCTATACGCTCACTTCCAGAAGGTTTAAAGAACTCTCTTTACCGACTAGACATAACTCTTGTAGCAGAGCTTGGTCAAGTGGATATACCACCATCAAGAGAGTCGTTAGAAATGACAGCTAAAACCATTGCATTCATTTCTGATAAGATTGCAGAAATATCTGGAGACTACATAATAGATTTCGAATATAGAGTAGAACATGCAGATAATCATGTTCAACTAAATGCAATACTAAATAGCAGGATAGACGAATGGCTAAGTAATGGGCATTTCAATACGTCCAATTACAAATACAAAGGACTTACGTCTTCAGGTGAAACGCTCACAGAACTACTTGATCAGGATCTAAAAACGTTTAATGCAAAGAAAAACGTTAGACATTACAAAAGCCTCAGGAATAACCACAATGGTTGTTCAGTAGGGTCACTTATAAACATGATGAAGAACTATAATCATGATAAAGATCAATCTACTCTGTACTTAAACGATTTATCACCAAGAGCTAACAAAGTAATAAATAGTAATAAAAGCGTACTGGAGACTAATTGTGTAGTTATCTTTCCTAATGAAAGAAAAACAAAACTGTTCTCAAAAGCTGTAAGTGAGGTACATGCAGAGTTAACTCAACTAGGTTTCAAACCTGTAAAGTTATCAACAATTCTGTCAATGCCCGTTGTAATTAAAAACACAACAAAAAGTAAAACGTATGACAAACCTGATCAGGTATTCTTAACGAATAACAGAGGTGTTGTGCTTAAAGATTCAGTAAAAGAACTTCCAGAAGAAGGTTGTTTCGTAACAATGTCCAACTGGACTCTGGGTAAACGGGAATCATACATATCCTGTGTTAGGCTTTTACTTAACAAAGAAGTGTATGCTCTAAGAAGTCATGCTCAAGCTGCAGCATCTCGTTCAGGTAAGTGGACTTCAATCCATAAACTAGAAAGTGCCGTAGTAAAAGCATTAACTGCAAGACTAAAAAGAGCAAAAGATGCCGAAGAAACCTTGAGAATCCTAACAGTGCATGCAAACTGCGGACCATTGTTTGACGAAAACATAGAGAAAGTTGAACTAAACCCTAAGAAAAAGCTAGCAAAGCTTATTAAAGTTTGTAGGGAAGTACAAGTGGAGTTCAACAACTCTCGTCTGTCACGTGAAGAGGAATATCAAATCCTAAACTTAGGAATCCCCGAGTACAGGTCTGAAGCTAGGCCACCAGCGTACATAGTTAGGTACGCAAATGAAACGTCTGATAAGTGGTCTCTAATTATCATGTCAACGTTCTACCATAACAGGTGGAATGATGGAGGTAAGGAAGCATTACGTCAGGCACTTAATCTAATCGAAGGTAATTTCAAATGAATATAATCACAGATCATTCAGTAACGCTCTTTGACAATCTAAAACCTGTCACAGTAACAGACTCCCATGCTCTGTTTGAAGATATAAAAGATCTAGTGTCAATGGGAAACTACAATGAAGCCCTAGACTTAATTGACAACAGGCGTACAGCTAAGAAAGCAATCACTAATACTGACTTTGAGTTAGTGGGTGACTGCTTGTACTTAGACGACTACCGAATCCCTGACAACATGGCTTCGCGTATCTTCGACCTAACAGCTAGCTACAACTCTGTAAAGCCACTGGAAAGGTTCTTCCGCAACTTACTAGCTAACCCATCATATCGTGCAGTACAGGAGTTATACGGCTTCCTAGAACTGTCTAAGCTACCAATCACAGATGATGGATACTTTGTTGCATACAAAGCAGTCAACTATGACTATCGTGATTGCTACACAGGCACTATGGATAACAGCGTAGGTGCACAACCGACCATGCCACGTAATCTAGTGGACGAAGATAAGAATCGTACATGCTCTGCAGGTCTGCACTTTGCAGGATATGAGTATGCACGTGGGTTTGTACCAAGTGAAGGCCATCTAATGGCTGTTCGTATTAACCCAAAAGATGTAGTCGCCATCCCTTCAGATTATAACAACATGAAAGGTCGTGCATCGACTTATACTATTGTCAATGAGATCGAAGGTATGCATGACACACTAACAGATACGCCTCTGTATAAAGGCGACTTAGAAGCACAATCATCACTATCACTATAATCCAAAGGATATACAAATGTCAGACACAAACTTAGGAACAAGCATCTTACGTAACGTAACACTCAACTATCTAAAAGTTGACCCATCAAAGCCAGTATCTCCTTTCGGAACATTGCAGTGGGAAGTTCAAATCGAAGTACCAGAAGATCGATCTGATGAAATCTCAGAGATGGGTAAACTTCGTACACTAGATAATGGTAACGTAGCTGTAAACATCAAACGCAAAGCTTTAAAGCATGATGGGTCAGCAAACTTCCCAGTAGCACTTGTAGATGCTAAGAAACAACCAATTGAAGTTTACACAAACATTGGTAACGGTAGTACAGGTAACGTCAAAGTATATCGTAATGAATACGATGTAGCTGGTCGTCAAGGTATCTCAACAAGCCTTAGTGCAATCCAAATCACTAATCTAATTGAGTACACAGGATCAGTAGATTTTGACATTGAAGCAGATGACGCAGTAGCAACACACGACGACTTCTAAATAGAAACAAGAGAGGCCTAGCAAGCCTCTCACTATTTTATATGTCAAGTGACAAAGGAATGTACCTAAAGTATCTAAAGGAACCGTTGAGGCAAGAAACTCAGATGGTTATGTTAATACCCACATTAATGTTCATATCTTTCATTCTAAATATGATCGACAGGAAGTAAAATGATTAAACTATCTAAAACAAGCAAGATGCCACGTAAATGTAAATCATGGTCGTTGGAAGCCTTGAAGACATGCCCCGGAAGTATTAAAGAAGTAGTCAAAGGAATTATAGAACTTGTAGATGCGTGTAAAGGTTGTTACGCAACAACTGGTATGTATAACATGCCTAATGTTAAAGCACCAAGAGCACATAACAAAGAAGATTGGAAAAGAAAAGATTGGGTTGCAGATATGATTGCATCAATACTAAATGATGAACTGTTTAGATGGTTCGACAGTGGAGACTGTTATGACGTACGTCTAGCAAGAAAGATTAAACAAGTTATAGAAGGGACACCAACAACTAAACATTGGTTCCCAACAAGACAACACAAGTTCCCTAAATTCGCCAAGATATTAAATGAGATAGCTGCTATGCCTAACGCAGTAGTACGTCTATCCTCTGATTCTATCAATGGTGGTATCATAGAAGGTGAAACCACTTCAACTATATGGAGTGTTAAACCACCTAAAGAAGCCTTTGAATGTGGTGCATATACAAGAGAAGGTCAATGTAAAGATTGTAGAGCATGTTGGGATAAGACAGTAAAAGTAGTTGCATACCCCGGTCATGGGGCAAAGATGCTTAAAGTAATCAGAATACAAGGGTAATAAAATGATAGAAGCAGCAATAATGTGCTTAGCACTAAATATATACCACGAAGCAAGAGATCAACCAATAGTAGGTCAAATAGCCGTAGGTTTTAGCACGTTAAATCGTGTAAAAGACAAACGATACCCATCAACTGTGTGTGGAGTGGTCAAACAAGCTAGGTATCATGAATGGAATACCGACTATCCAATACGACATCGTTGCCAATATTCATGGTTTTGTGATGGATTATCAGACATACCTAAAAACGACAAAGCTATGCTAGAAGCGTCACTGCTTGCACATGCTATCTTTTATGGGTCGGTAACTGATATCTCAGATGGTGCGACACACTACCATGCTACGTGGATTGATACGCCATATTGGGCAGATCATATGACTACAGTTTTTACAATTGATGATCATATATTCTACCGATAAAGCATTGACGTCTAGGTTACTCTCTAGATCTTTTAAGTACCTTATAGAACTTATAATAACTACGGAGTAACCTACATGAAAGATCACGTTAAGTACGTGGATGGCGTTGTAAAGCCTGAAAACCTAACAAAAAAGCCTAAGATTGCAATAACAGAATCTTCACTTGCAAACCTTAAACCTAGATGGGATAAGGAACACATGAAAATGATGCAGGGTAAGAGTATAGAAAAGCGGAAATCTAACAAAGAAGCCCGTGAGAAAATGAAAGAAACTGTTGAAATCTTAAAGTATTTATCAGATGGTGTAATTGCAGACATGCCAACAGGTCTAACAGTTATGCAAATAATGATGCTAAGGGCTATACAAGACGGTGATCCTGCAGAAGCATCTAAGCTTGCTGCAACTATAGCTGAATACCAACAGCCTAAACTTCAACGTAGTGAGAACATAAACACTAATATCAATTTAGAAGACCTTACTGATGAAGAACTAGCACAACAACTAGCAATCATAAATGAACCTAACCTAAAACCACTAAAAGATATAGAGGGTGAGGTTGTTAATGACTAGCTACAACAACATAACTGGTGATGCGCTAGTATCTAAAAGTAATACTAAGAAGTTCAGAGATAATTACGACAAAATATTCTCTAAGCCTGATAAGGAAAAGAAAGATGAAAGAAAACTTAAAAGAGTTCCTTAAAGGAGCTACGTACACACTAGTTTTTATAACAGTATTAATCTTATTAATCAAAAATAGCTCAGAAGCTTTATGGTGAACTAAATGACCCCTAACTTTTTAAGTGACGAAGCATGTCAGTTTTTAATAAAAGACTACTCTGCAAATCGTTGGAGTGATCCCGTACTAAAACCTAAAATGATCGCAGTTAATGAAGAATACTTCAGATCAATCCAAAGAGATAGCGAGTTCTTAGAGATTCTAATGGAAAAGAAACTTGAAGAATGGGAATCCTATGATGAATGTGTGAACGAACACGACAGGAATCTATCTGAATCAGAAATGGAAGGAGAAGAATATGCACATGGGAATCGTTTTCAAACCTAAGATAGGTGAACACCTGCGTAAGTCAGAAGGGTACAGGTCTGATAAATACAGTGAAGAAGAGTTAGAAACAATCGTTCAACTTAGAGCCAATGGAGTCACATACAAAGCGTGTGGTGAATCTATAGGTAAACCAGTAGGAAGTATTGCTAACATGATAAGTTATCACGACCTTCAGTATAGAATTGATAAAGCAATAAAGCTTAGAGGATTAGGACTATGAACATAGTTCTTTCCCTCTATGATTACACTGGTGTAGCTGCAATACCTTGGGCTAAAACAGGGCATACATGCTATTGTTATGACATACAACATGATGGTACACAAGTAGATAAGTATGAAGGTGGTGGTTCTATACACTACCTAAATGCAGACCTACACGACTACAGTTCCTTACTGTCTCTATGGCATAAGTTTAGAGATGCAGATAGTAACATTGTGTTTGCAATGGCATTCCCTGTGTGCACTGACTTAGCTGTAAGCGGTGCTGCATGGTTTAAAGCTAAATACTTCAAAGATCCTCAGTTCCAAAGAAAAGCAGTAAGTTATGCAAGGTGGTGTGATGAATTATTCGCTGATCTAAAAGTTCCATACTATATAGAAAACCCAGTATCAGTCTTGTCAACAAAATGGCGTAAGCCAGACTATCGTTTCCACCCCTATGAATACGGTGGTTACATCAAAAAGAATGAAGAAATCCACCCACTGTATCCAGAATACATTGCACCAAGAGATGCATACTCTAAAAGAACATGTCTGTGGACAGGTGGTAAATTCAAAATGCCAGCAAAAGATCCAGTAAGTTGTGAAAACTATGGAGCAAGTACGCAACATAGTAAACTTGGAGGTAAGTCTATGAAAACAAAGAACATACGATCCGCAACTCCAAGAGGTTTTGCAGAAGCAGTGTATCAAGCTAATTCGGAAAATACATTATGAAATCTAAAGTTGGTTATAGTATTGGTGAACCGTCTAAAGAAGAACCTTGGTTCGATGACTTCGGAGATACTGATAAATTATGTATAAGAAGTGCAACAAACTCACAAGTAGGTGGTGATCATTACAAAAACCAAGGAATACAACCACTTGAGGCTACCTTTGTTAACTTCGGTTACGAGGGAGTACGTGCATCAATCTATACAAAAGTAGGTAAATACCTAACACGCGATAAAGGTACACATCGTCAAGATATAACAAAAGCTATACACGTATTGCAAATGCAAATAGAGTTCCTAGATAGAGACAATAAAGAATGATTACAATAGTAACTGAAATACTTTGGCTATCAACAGCACTTGCAGTGTTTTCTTCAGTAATACTCTTCATACTAAACCCACTGTATGCTTACTGGATAGAAAACAAATACCGTATAGATTTAGAAAGCGAACTGTACATAAAAGTATCGGAAGCTGTAGAAATAGCAGTAGAAGATGGATTACAAATTAGTATTAATTTCACAGTGGGAGAACCAGAAGTTGAAGAAGCCTCAAAAGAAAAAGAAAGTACCTAGTAACTCGCTAGGTTTGCAAGCGTTATCTCAAAACCAATCGCACTACATAAACTCAATAGATGATAATGTAGTGTCAGTTGGAACTGGTTTCGCAGGGTCAGGTAAAACATATATCGCATCTACATGTGCTGCTCAATTTATGATTGACAACAAAGATAGCCGTATCGTTTTATGCAGACCTAATGTATCTGATTCAAAATCTATAGGCTTCTTACCCGGAGAAGAATTAGATAAAATGGCACCTTGGATTACCCCATACACTGACGTACTACGTAAGCACCTAAATGGTACTTATGAGAAAGCTATGCAGTCAGGGTCAATTCAAGTAGTTCCATTCGAATACATGCAAGGTAGAACATTCGATAACTCTTTTGTTATCTTAGACGAAGCACAGCATACAACACCAAAAGAAATAGAAATGTTTCTCAAGAGAATAGGTAAAGATTCAAAAGTAGTTATATGTGGTGACATACCCCAAGCGAGATTAGGGCCTAAATCAGGTCTTAATCTCTTAATAAACATGCACACCGACAAAACGTTACCTGAAGTGTCAGAGAACATCGGTGTGACAGATTTCAATAACCCAGATGACATTGTAAGGTCTGTATTCTGCAGAGAAATAACAAAAGCATTTGACAGATACTACACAATGAATGGAAATTAATATGGTATTCGACACAGGACAATGGCTAAGGTCAACAGTAATCTCATACAGGCGAGGGATACCCCACTTACTTCAGTACGAGTTAAGTGAAGAAGAAATAATAACACTAGCTCAACTAGTAGATGCCTTAACAGCAGCAAGAATAGAAGAAGCAATGAACAACAGAGGTGATGAATGATTATCAAGTTTTACACAAAAGGTTGCCAACCATGCTATGCACTAAAAACATTGCTGGACAATCTAATGGTTGAGTATGTGTCTTGCAACATAGAAGAAGAATATCAAATAGCTGCTGATAATAAAGTAATGAGTGTGCCTACACTGCTAAACACTGAAACAGGCAAGAGACTTATTGGTTTCAAGAATGAAGAAAAAGTAAAGGAATTTCTAAATGACAATAACAGTTGATTACGAACGTAACAGTTTTCTTTCAGAGCAAGCATACACCCTCCTTAAGGACTACTATTGTCGTGATGGGGAAGACCCACAGGACGCTTATGCAAGGGCAGCTATGGCATTCTGTAAGTCTGATTATGAATTAGCTCAACGCATATACGACTATGCAAGTAAAGGTTGGTTTATGTTTAGCTCACCTATCTTATCTAATGCACCAGCACTTGGAGAAAAAGTACGTGGTCTACCTATTAGTTGTTTCTTATCTTACGTCCCTGATACTCTTGAAGGTCTTATTGGACACAGCACGGAATTACGGTGGCTATCCGTCAAGGGTGGCGGTGTTGGCGGTCATTGGTCTGACATTAGGTCTGTCAGTGATGTGGCTCCCTCTCCTATACCCTTCTTAAAGACTGTCGATAGTGACATGACTGCTTACCGACAAGGTAAGACACGAAAAGGTTCTTATGCTGCTTACATGGACATAACACACCCAGATATTATTGAGTTCATTAACATACGAGTACCAACAGGTGGTGACCCTAATCGAAAGGCGTTCAATATACACAACGCAGTGAACATTACTGATGCGTTTATGGATGCAGTAACCTCAGGTGGTCAGTGGGACTTAATAGACCCTAATGATAAGACAGTTAGGGATACATTACCTGCAAGAGAACTGTGGGAACGTCTAATTGAGACACGATTCCGCACTGGAGAGCCATACCTTAACTTTATTGATGAAGCTAACAGGCACTTACCCCCAGAAATGCGTGAGAAAGGTCTTACTATCAATGGTTCAAACCTTTGTAATGAAATTCATCTACCGACAAACGAAGATCGGACAGCAGTCTGTTGCCTGTCAAGTGTAAACCTTGAGTATTACGAGGATTGGAAGGAGACCACTATGGTGTCTGACCTCATAACTATGCTAGATAATGTAATAAGTTTCTTTTGTTTCCATGCTCCCAAAGAACTACGTAAGGCTGTCTACAGTGCTACACAAGAGCGTTCTTTAGGACTAGGGGCAATGGGTTTCCACAGTGCATTACAGCGTGTGGGGATACCTTGGGAGACCCCTATGGCTACTGCCTACAATACTGAGATGTTCACTCATATAAAAGCACAAGCAAGAGCAGCATCAGTGCACCTAGCAGAAGAACGTGGTTCATGTCCTGATGTAGATGGAATACGCAACTCACACTTATTAGCAATAGCACCTAACGCCAACTCATCAATCATTGCTGGTTGTTCAGCATCAATAGAACCTCTTAAATCTAATGCATTTACCCATCGTACAAGGGTAGGCGCTCACTTAGTTAAGAATCCATACCTATCAAAAGTACTTGAAGACCACAGTGACAGCCCTGAATGGATTGAAGCTCAGTGGAAATCAATAATACTACATGAAGGTAGTGTAC